CTAGGTGTTCCCGGACTTTTTTGGTGGGTTAGCCAAGTCTCGGGATTTGCGGTTAGCCAAATCCAGTTGGATGACGGGGTTCATCGCGTTTTCGGCGAGGGTCTGGCGGTTGGCGTTTTCGGTGTAGACGGCGACTTGGCGGTCGGTTGTCCAACCGCCCATTGCTTTTAATTCCTGATTTGTGGCGCCCGATTCGGCGGAGCGGCGGGTGGCGGCTTTGCGTAGGCCGTGGGCGCTGCAGTGGGGAAGGCCGGCTTCGTTGCACCAATCGCGCATCTTGTTGCCAAGGCCGGCTGCGGTGAAGGGTTTGCCGTGATCGGTGATCAGGTAGGTTTCGGTGCCGGTAACGGGCATGGCTGCGATCGCTTCGAGCAGCTGGGGCGCGGCGGGCAGCCAGATAGTGACGCCGGATGAATTGCTGGTCTTTTCGGGCGTGACCTCGATCCCGCCATTAACCAGGTGCTTACGGCCGAACTTCGAGGCATCGCCGCGCCGCTGGGCCGTCCATAGAAATATCTCGAACGCCAGCCGCGCCTTTTTGCCGAGGCTCCAATAGGCGCGGAACTGTTCGATCTCGTGCTCTGTCCAGGTGTGGAAGCCGCGGCGGGGCACGGCGATCTGCGCGGCCTGATCGACCGGGTTGGTGCGCTCTATCCGCAGCAGCTTGATCGCATAGTCGAAGAACGTCTTCAGTTCTCGCCGGAGATTGTTGGCGGCGCTGGGTCCGCCGATCATGCGGCCCTTTTCGTTCGGGCGCTTTTCTGCCGCCTTCATGAGCACTGCCTCGATGTGATCGAAGCGCCAGTCGATTATTTTGAACTTGCCATATTCGGCCACGAATTTGTCGAGGATCAGGCGGGCGGTGCGTTCTGTCTGCGCGCTCTTCGCGCCGCGGAAGGTGGCCGATGCGAAGTAGCGGGCAGAGGCCCATGCCACGGTGCCGTGCACGGCCTGCGCGATGGTTGGCGAGGGCGTGTCGGCCAAGAAGGCCTGCAACTCGTCCTGCCCCTCTGGCGAGTTGGGATGTGCGACGAAATAGCGCTGCCTGCCACCCTTGCGCCAACGGTATCGCCGCTTGCCGTGGCGATCGAGGAAACCGGAGACGTTAGCGGGCAGCTTTTCCTTGCGGGGCATTCAGGAGCACTTCGTCGAGCGGGTTGGTTGAGGGCGATAGCAAAGGCGATTCGGCCCTGGTGGAGGAGAATACCACTATCTCGCCATCGGGCGCGATGCGGATGCCACCGATCTGCACCCCGGCATTGATCATGCCTTTGACCGCGCGGGTAACATCCTGCTGAAGAATGCGAGCCTTTGCCGTCACGCGGCTTCCCACTGGCTGATTTCCCATGCTTCGGTAAGGCGGCTGACGGCGGTGGCGAAGTGGGTGGGGTTGTGTTCGATGCCGGTGAAGATCTTGCCTGCCTTGATTGCGGCCACGCCGGTGCTGCCGGTGCCCATGAAGGAATCGCAGACGGTGGTGCCCGCGACGTTGCGCAGGATTTTGTCCATCAATGGTGTTGGCTTCACAGTGGGGTGATCGAAGGCGCTGGTGCGGATTGTGCCGCACTGGATCCAGCGGTGCTTGTCGTGGTGTTCGCCCTGGGGTTCGTAGCCCTTGTTCCATGCATGGATGTAGGGTTCCATGTCGGCCAGATAGTGCTTGTTGGCCATTGGTGACGGGTTGGGCTTGATCCAGACGCACACCACCACGCGGTGGAACCGCTTGCGCATATGAGCGAACATGTCTGCCACCAGCAGGGCGTCCTGCTCGCGATCATCCTCGGCCAGTTCGGTGATCAGGTCTTCCAGCTGATCGTTGTGGCAGAAGACCACCACCGCACCGCTGCGCGCGGCATCGATGATTGATCGGTCGAAGCCACGATCAAGGCGTTCCTCGACAATGCGGGTGGCCCCTTCGCGCGATTTGCGGAACGCACCGCCGCCGGAATTGTTGAAGGCGTATGGCGGGTCCATGATGTCGGCGTCCATCCAGCCCAAGGTGGGCCGGATGGTGTAGGCATCGCCGAGGTAGAGGCGGTGTGGGCCGATGGAAACGGGGGCGGTCAAAGGATTTCTCCCTTTGCGCGGCGGCGGGTCGCCTCGATGCGGTCTGATAGGGGAAACATGTGGAAGGGCACGGCGTGCTTGAGCGGCTCGATTGGGCCGGGGCCTGATCGAGCATAGAAGCGGCCCAGAAAGCGGGCCGTGCCGCCAAGTGCGAGCCAGAAATCAAGATCGCGCATGCGGGGCCGGAACCGGGCGGTGCGCTTCTTGTGGCCGGGCCGCGATTTTTCGATACGGCAAAAGCGCTGATTGTGGCGGATGATCAGCGGGTGATCGTGGCGGGGGAATGGCCTCATGCTGGAATGTCCTCGCGCAGGGCCAAGGTCATCAAGCGGATGCGCACCGATGTGTAAGCGCGGCCTATCTCCCGAGAGATCGCTTTGTAGGTCATGCCGCTTCGTTCGAGATCGAGCAGTTGGCGATCATCGTCGACGGTGAACAGTCTCTGCACGCGCCCGTTGCGCAACTGCCGTTGACCAGCCTCGGTCGGCACAGGCCGCTGGCGCTGGTTGGGTGAAACAGCGCCATGCTTAAGGCATTGATAGTGGATCGCGCCCGGTGAGACGCCACAGCGCTGTGCCAGGCGTTTGTAACTCCATCCGCGTTCTCGCCGCTCGATCAAATCCGCGATCTGATCATCAGTCAGCTTGCGATATGGCTTTTGAGGTTTGCCTGCCAAGGCAGTCACCAAGCTCGACGTGATGCCGATACGGTTGGCGATGGTGCCGTTGTCGAGCCCTTTAGCCTGAAGCGCTCGGATGGCTGCGGTGCGGCTTGGGTAGCCGAGGCAGGGTTTTGGCGCGCCCATCACTGACCTCCCTTCGGCAGGCCGTAGCCCATGCTGGTGAGGGCCTTGGCTACGAGGTTCCAGACGTGTTCGCGCAGGCGGGGGTGGGCGGTGACGCGGCCCACGCGGGTGGTGCCGGTGTCAATGGTGCAGGCGCTGATCAGGGCGCGGTCGAGCTGCTCTCTGGAGCGGCCTCGCAACGTGCGGCAGCGATAGTCACCGAGCTGGTCGGTGCCGCCGATGTTGTCGATCACCATGCGGGCGAGTTCGGTTTTCTGGCCGTTTACGGCGGACCAGAGTTCGACGCGGATAACGATCATTTCGCACCGCCTTTCCGCTTGGCCACGCGGCCGAGGTTCATGTCGACGATCAGGCCGAGCCATTGGATCGAGAGCGAGATGCCGCGACATTCGCCTTCGCCGACCATCGGAGAGCCGAAGAGGTGGCCGAATTCGAAGTGGGGGATGAGGTGCGTCATGCCTGCGCTCCTCTTTCGAAGAGGGTGCTTTCAGCATTGTATCCGGGACCGTAACAGCACGGCCCTTCAAGCCATTCGAACTGCTCTCCTGTGTCGCCTGCCTTGGAAAGCTCGGCGAGCTGGTCGAATTGGTGGCCGTGGCGCAGGCGCTCCGGCTTTCCGTCGAGCAAGTGAATTGGGAAAGATTTGCCGCAGGATTGGCAGATGGGCTGGGTCATGCCTGCTCTCCATCCACGTTGCCGTGATGGACAGCGGCAGTCAGCGCGATCACCCAAGGGTTGTCGCCCCAGCGCGTGCCTTCATCGGTGTGGAGCGTGTTCCACAGGCCTGCATACCATTCGCTGGGGCACAGTTCGCACCCAGTCTTGCCGGGGTATCCTTCAGCTTCGGCATCGGCTTCGCTGATATCCTGCAGGCGTTCGATGCGGACTTCGGTGAGATCGAGCCAGAGGCGGGACCATGCGCGCGGCATGTGGATGGAGGGGCGATATTTGGGCCACGTGGCTTTGGCCCATTTCGCCGGGGGCGTGCCGATTTTTGCCACCGGGATATGTTCGACAAATTCGGTGTGGCTGGCGCGTTCATGCGCTGCATAGCGGACTTCGAAAACATCGGTGAAGTTGCTGGCGATGGCGGCGCTTTCGCGGACGTACAGGCGATCACCGGGACAGTAGGGCACAGATTGCGTGGTGATCACGCGGCCCGTTGTGATGCGATTGCGACCCTCCCCATCAAGGAACAGGCCCACATCGCATAGTCCTTCGTCTGTTTCGAACAGTTGCGGTTGCGGATTGATCAGGCGGCGGGTTTTGGTCTTGCGGCCTTCGTAGAGCGCGCGGACCATTGGGGCGGAAAAGATGATGCCTTTGGTGGTCATGCTGTGGCTCCCTTGGGTTGAGGTGCAAGCGACTGCAGCTCGGCGATCTTGCGGCGCGCGGCTTTCAGTTCGATTGTGAGAGATCGGGCTTGGCGTTCGGCCACGTCGCACCGCTGGTTCAGCGTGGCGATGTCCTTTTCCTGCCGTTTGGCCTTATCCGAGAGTTTTTCGCACCGGTTGGTCAGGTGGGTGATCTGGCTTTCCTGAAGCTTGATCTTTTCCAGTGCGGTCATGCGTTTCGCGGTCATGCGGCACCGCCTTCGCGCTGGCGCTTGGCCTCGGCGTTGTGGGCCTCTATTGCGGCCATGAACTCGTTCTCGGGCAGAGCGCGCAGGTGGGCCTCATTGGGTTCGAAGCCGTCAGAGGCGGTGCGCGGGATGCGAAGGAATGTGCGTTTGGTGGGGAAAGTCAGACGCAGCGCAGTAGCGAAATAGATCGACGTGCCCTCAATCGGGAATTCGCTCGGGTTGTATCCATAGCTGGCCGCGAGGGATTCTGGCGATGGCGGCAGGGGCAGCGCCTGCATCATTTCAGAAAGGGTACGGCCTGCCTTGCTGCCCTTGTGCGGCACCGCCTTGACCTTGCTTTTGTCGGAACCGATCTGCCGCCATCCAGCGGGTAGCTGATCGAACAACACACCTATAACGCCTTGGCCGCGCCCAGGCTGGTATCCAGTTCCGCCAACCTCTTCGACGAACCGCCAGTGTGTTTTGCGGATGGCATCGATGGTGGAGTAGTGCGCATCTGCGATTTCGTGTGCGCCGATTACCTCATAGGTCGTGATGAAAACCTTGCTCATGCCACGGCTCCCGACTGGCGGGGGCGGCCTTGGGCGCGTTGGAGGCCTTCGGCGGCGGCGTAGTAATTGACCATACGTCCGGTGACGCCGTGGGCGTGGGCGATGGCTTCGACCTTTTCGCCCAGCACATAATCGGCGAGGATGGCGTAGCGGACGGCCAGCGCGCGGAAGCGCTTGGCTTTGCCGGGGGCGCGATCACGCAGCTTCTTTGGGGCCGTTGCGAGGGCAGGGCCGATCAACGATTCTGGAACTTTGGGAGGCATTTGCGGGGCCTTTCGGACGGTGGGGTTCAGTCGGCGAGCATCCATCGGGGCGGCTCGGTGGGTTCGGGATCGCGGGCCATTGCGCGGGCGCGTTGGCGGGCAGCGAGGCGGGCTTCGGTGGATTGCCAGCGGCGGTCGGCTTCGGCCTGGGCGATGCGCTGGCGCGCTTCGAGCAGGGTGCAGCCTTGGGCATGGGCCACTTCCATTTCGCGGCGGTGGGTGCGCAGGCGTTCGCTGCGCGTTCGACGATCTTGGCGCCGATCTTGGCGACGATCATGAAGCATTGCTGATCCATCCCAGAAGGCAGCCGAGAAGGGCGGCGGCGGTGAGGCGAAGGGCGAGGGTGAGGGGCGCGGGCATCAAGCGGCCTCCCGTCGCGCAGCCGCTTCTGCAGCCATGTGGGCGCGGATATCGCGGTTCAGGCGGGCGTAGTGGTGGACGGCGGGGGCACCTTCATGCACGCGCTCCATCTGCCAGCGCATGGCCTGCAGAAGGTGGGCCTGCCGGAACACGTCATGCGGGCGGTTGCCCCGGCGCAGTTCGGTGCCGACGCGCTCCAGCGCCAGATCTATGGCGGCAAGGCGCTGATCGAGCGAGGCGGGCGGGGGTAGCTGGCCGGTGCCATCAACCACCCATTGCCATTCGGCGGCGATCAGTTCCCACGCGGCGATATCCTCGGCAGCGTCGTCTGCGTTCATCGCGCCTTTTTCGATCAGCTTCGGGTAGCCATCGCGGCGGCGCTGCAGGGCGGTTTTCGCCTGATCGAGGAATGCATCGTAATCCCACGCATAGAGCGGCCAGTCTGGCCATGTCTCCAGCGCGGCGGGATCGCCTGCGATCAGGATGTCTCCGTTGGGCAGGAGCATCACGCGGCCCTTTGCTGCTGGGCGAGCAGGGCGTTGACCTTATCGGTCCACTGCACGCGCTTGATTGATCCGGGGGGCATCAGGGCCACGCCCTGGCGCAGCAGTTCCTCAACCTCGCCGCGCAGGCGCAGCTTGTCGGCATGGATGGGGCGGGTGGCGATCTGGCGGGATGCAATGCCGGTGCGGGTGCAATCGGCGCAGAACACCGATCCGGCGCGCTGCGACCAGCCCACCGGGATGTTGCCATCGCGGCTGTTGTGGATGGTGCCGCAAGAGCATTCGAAGCTGGCGACGGTTGGGAGAGAGGCAGGTTTGTGCTTCATTGCGGTGCCTTTCAGATGATCGAGGATTCGGAGAGGGGGCGGGTGAAGACCCAGCAGTAGAAATGCTTTCCACCCGGCGCGTTGACCGGCTTGCAGGCCACGAATTTGCGGCCTTTTGACGTTTTGAGCTGGCGGCGCAGATCGTCCTCTGTCGGCGGGATCTGGCCGTGCGCGCGGCAGCGTTCGAAGAACTGGGGGAGGCTGACCGCGATGAATTCGTCCGCTTTGCGGTGGTTGTTGAGCGGGCGTTCTTCGCGCTGGCTGTCGGTCTCGATCTCGACGAGGTAATCGAAGATCTGCCAGAACTTTTCGACCACCGGGTGTTCGCTAGAAACCACGCGCTGGCGGGCGGCGGTCATATCGGCCACGAACTTCAGCCCAGCGCTGTGCAGGCCATCGCTGATCGGCAGCAGCCCGCGCATGGCGGTGAGGGCGGCGGCAAGCTGGGCGTGGTTGCGCAGCAGGCGGATGTTGTTCACGCCCGATGCGGTCTGCAGCTCTGTCTGGTACCGGGCATAGGCATCGGCCCACACCTTCATGAACTGCTCTTCATGGCGCAGCGCGTGGAGGATGAAGCCGGAAAGCTCCTCGACCGGCCATCGCTCCAGCTTTTCAGCGGCGGCGCGGGTGGAATCCGAAAAGGCCGATTTATCGAAGTGCAACGACATGATGCGTTCGAGCACCGCCGGCGAGGCGGCGACGGCATCATTCTGGGCGATGATGATCGATCCGCGGAACAGCGGTTCGAAGGTTTCCATGCCGCCGTTCTTCACGCCTCGGCTGCGCGTGGCGCGGCCGTTGTAGAGGCTCTTCAGCTCCTCCCATTCGAACTTCTTGGAATGGTGGGCGGCTTCGTTGCGGTCCCCCTCGATCAGCACCACCGGCAGGTTTGAAACCTTGCCCAAGTTGCGCGCGATCGCGGCGGTGGTGCCCTTGGTGGGATCGAAGCCTTCGTAATTTTCGCGGCCTGCCGTTTTCCAGAGGAATTCCAGCACGGTGGATTTGCCGGTGCCGGGCAGGCCCGACATTTCAAGGAAGGCGAGGCTTTTGGTGCGGTGCCGGATCTGTTCGGCAAACAGCGACATGATCCAGTAGGCGGTAGTGATCAGGCCGTTCATGCCGAAGGCATCGATCAGCACCGGGAACCAGCTCACCGGTGCTTTTTCCGCATCATATTCGATTTCGAGCAGGCGTTCGGTGGTGGCCAGCTTCAGCGCGCAATCGCCGAAATCGAAGAAGTCTTCATCGTTCAGGCGGAAGACGCGGCCCCGTCGCACGGCGAAATCGCCCAGCACGTAAACCTCGCGCTTGCGATCGTAGCCGGTGAATTCCAGCGTCTCGACCGTCTTGATCTTGCGGGTTTGGGTGCCCACGATCCGGTCGAGCTGTTCTCCACTGCCTAGCCACAACGCACCGGGCGCGACCGAGATCATGCGCTTCTTGAATTCGGCCGAGGCCGAAAGTGCGCCGCCGGAGAACGGGGCCTTCACCGCGCCTCGATCTGTCGGGAAATCGACGCGGATGTAGTAGTGGCTTTCCTCTGTTGCTGGGTTGCGCTGAAAATAGAGGGTTCGGAAACTGGCGCTGCAGATCCGCTTGATCACGCCCGCCTGTTCAGCGGCTTCCTGCCGAACCTCTTTGGGGTCTTTGCCCTCGTAGGCCGGGTTGCCCTGAAGTTCCTTGACGTGTTCGTCGATCTTGCGCGGGCTGAATTCTGCCCAGTAGGTTTCGGAATTGAAGATGAAGGGGAACTGGCTTTGGTTGCCGCCCTTTTGCTGCCACAGCTTGAAAGCCTTTTCGAAGGCATCGGCGGCAACCAGCACTTCGCCATTTGCGCGATATTCGGCCAGGTGCTTTTCGGTCAGCCGTTCGCGGACCAGCAGGTTGTTCCAGTCGAGCTTGTCGTCCTCACCCTCGGGCCGGGGCTGGGCGGCACTGGCTTCCCAGCCTTCATCGCGCGCGCGCTTCACGAATTTGCGGGTGTAATCGGTGCCAGCCTTGCCCACATCGAAAGCGAAGATCAGCTTGGGCTGGTCCGTGGGGGTGGGGCCATTGGCGATGGCCTTGCGCAGGGCGTCGAGGAACTTTTCCGGCCAGTTGTTGCAGGACATGGCCGAGACGGCGAACAGGCCCTTTTCGTCCAGCTCGGCCCCGGTGAAGGCCTGCCACAGCGCGCTGGAATCAAAGATGCCTTCTGCAACCCAGATCTCTTTTGCGGTGGCGAGCTGCTCCACGCTCACATCGCGCGGGATCCACACCTGCCCGGAATAACTCTTGCCCGGAGCGAAGCGGGCTTTGCGGTCAAACCGGCCGGGCTGATCGATCAGGCGTTCCCACCAGCTGCCACCGGGCAGATCGAAGCGCACGGTGGCGCTGTTGATGTTTTTGCCCCGGTCGAAATAGGATTCTTGGCTGTAGGATCCGCGCAGCAGGCGCAGATCAAGCCCGCGGGCGTGGGAGAGATAGGCATCGGCAGCGGCGTTGGGGTTCTGCTCGGTCGCTTCGTGGCGGTTTGACCAGCTGTCGAAGATTTCGGGGTAGAGGTCTTTTACCTCACCTTCCCATCCGCACCGGTTGGCGCGGCTGCAGCGCAGCACCCACGGCTTCTTGAACGAAGTGAACAGCTCCTTCTTGCTGCATTGGGGGCACTTGCCCTTTTGCAGCCATTCCCCGCGCGGTTCTGCAAACCGGTAATCGCGGGTGATATTGGCCAGCACCTCTGTTCGGATGTCATCACGCATCTTGATTTGAAGCTTTCAGGGAAATCGGGGGCGTTCAGGGAACGGGAACAGCGCTTGGGGATCGGTGCAGCCATCGCCACAGCGCGGCGATGATGATTGCGGAGAGGATGACCGCGCAGAACAGACAGGCTGCCGCGAGGACAGCGGAGGTGCGGTCTTTCGAGGTCATGCCGTGCCTCCCTTGCGGGCAAGGGTTTGCGCCAGCAGGGCGTTGCTGGTGGCGGCGTGCTGGGTCTCGATCTTGTCAGCCACGGTCAGCAGATCGGTGCAGAGGCGGCGGACGCCTTCGGGCGAGAGTTCGAGGAACAGACCGCCTTTTCCCGCCTCCATCGAAACGATGATCAGCCCGCCCTTGCTGCCCACCAGCGTGGAATGGGCCATGCAGAAATGCTTGCCATCGGGCCGGTCAAAGCAGCGCGGGGTGGTGGTGCCCAGATCGGGATCGGGGCCGCGTTCGAAGTATCCCGGCACCCGTAACATGCCGGTGGCAGGATCGCGGCGTGGAGCTTCATCTTGTGCCGGGTGAGGGATTGCTTCCGGCTTTGCCGGATTGCGATGAGGCAATGCGCCGCCCCAATCATCTTTCGCGGCTTGGTCCACATCGAACCAGGGCGCGTGGGGCACTGGTGCGAAGCGCGGCTCCTGCAGAAGAACGATGATCTTCGGCACTCCCGGCCAAGGCAAAGCGCGCGCGATCCCGCCGGATTTCTCCAGAACGTTCAGCGCGCGATTGATGGTGGCTTTTGCCAAACCAAGGTCGGCAGCGATCGTGGCCACATCGGGCGTTTGCCCGGCATGGGCGCGGGCATAGCCAGCGATATGGCGCAGCACGTCGAGCAGCGTATTGCGCCGCGGGCTGCCATCTTCGCGAAAGTTTGGTCCCCCGCGGCTCACAAAAACAGCGCCGGGAACAGGGTGGGGCCGCATTTGCCGAGCATCCAGACCAGCCCGATAATGGCGGCGATGATGCCGAAAGTTCCGGCGGCTTCGGCCAGTTCGTTTTCCCGGCTTTCGCAATTGCGCTTCATGCCGGTTCTCCGCGTGCAGCAGAGCAGGCGGGGCCGTGGCAGGTTGCGCGGGCCGTAAAGCGCATCGAAGTGCGGCTTCATGCGCAGGTGCCAATCGCGGGCATAGGCGAGGCGCTCTGCGCGTTCCTCGACATTGCGAATGACGGTACCTTTGGGGGTGGGGCGGGGCATTGTCTCAATCCTTTCAGGCAAGGCGAGAGCGCTTCCGGAATCGTCCGGCAGAAGCGCGGCGGGGGATGGTGATTTTGCGGTGCGACCCGAAGGGACCGGGTCAGCCGGTGTCTGGAGGAGACGCGAACATGTCGGGCTGGGCAGGATCGCTTTCGCGCAGAAGTTCCATCACCTGCTGGCGCGGCATGGGGCGCAGCGGCAGTTTGACGCGGGGATTGGGCATGCCGCTGGGGACGATGCCGTATTCATAGGACAGGGTGGCCAGCCAAGTGTGGCTGCAGGCCACGTTGCTGCACTGATAGTAGATCTGGCGGTGCTGTTTTGTGATCGCGCGCGATGTGCGCTTGTTGCCGACGCAATCGCAGTGCGGGCAGAGCACATCGCCGGTGCGTTCGGGCCGGGTGCCGATATCGGCGGGGAGCGCCGTTTCGGTGGTGGTGATGTTTTCCCCTCCCATCGCGGTCAGGCTCCCTTTTCCTGCGCATCGAGCGCGGCAAGGCCACGGGTCAGCGCGGCGATGGCTTCTTCGCCTTCCTTGCGGGCGCGGCGGCGCTTTGCCGGATCGCGCGACGTGGCGGCATCGAGCATGGCCGAAACCGCCTCTCCGCCTTCCTTGGCCGCGTTGGCCGCAGCATTGACAAGGCAGGAATCAGTTTCTGCCGCCGCGATTTCGAGCAGGGTGTTGTAGACCTGTCCGAACGGGGCGTGATCGCCGCCCGATGCGATGAAGGCCTTGTCGAGCCGGTTGGCATCGAGGATCGAGATTTCGCTATCGGCATCGGGATCGGACCAGTTGCGCACCTGCCGTTCGCTGCGCCCGGTGATCATCGCGCAGCGATCCCACCCGATCTGGGCAGCAACCACGGTCAGCGCGCGGTGAAAGGTGAGGGGTTCGCGGCGCTTGGTCATGCTGCGGCACCAAGGTCTTGGCTACGTTGCGAAATGCTGGTGGTTTGGAAAGAGACGCGGCCTTCGCCACGATCTACCCCGTGCCAACGAGGGGAAGGGCCAAGGTCGGCCGGGTAGATATCGGGGCGCAGATGATGACGGGGAACACGGGTCGCAGCTTCGACGCGGAGGACATGCTCGGCAGGTATCCGCTTGGAACTCTGGAGCCATTTCCAGACGGTCGGCTGTTGAACGCCACAAATACGCGCAAGTTCACTTTGCGAGCCTGCAATCTGGAGGGCCTTTTCAAGGGCTTCGAAAGGGGTGGGGATCGAGTCCATATCCCTAACTATTCCAAAAACTATAGGGCAGTCAATCCCAAAACAAATATGGCGCGCTATAGCTATGGCTATAGGTAGGAGTGATGGCTGTCGGAGATCGCATTGCCGCGCGCCTGGCTGAGCTAGGAATGTCGCAATCCGAGCTCGCTCGGAAGGTTGAGCTTGCCCAGCCCACCATCAACAATCTGATCAATCGCAACAAAGTGGGGACCAAGCACCTCCATAGAATCGCCTATGCGCTGCAAACCACCGCAGCGTTTCTTAGCGGTGAAACGGACGATCCTACTGCAGGCGCGCTCCCAATCCCCACGCCAGAGCTTATCGCCGAGCAGCTCGGCATGCGCCTTATTCCCGAGATCAGTCTCGACTTCGCGCTGGGTGGCGGAACTTTCATCGACGGGGCGGTGGAAACCAACCTTGTGCCGTTCCGGAGTGACTGGCTCGACCGCATCGTTCGCTATGGCCCGTCCGACCTTTTTCTGACGCGTGGCGATGGCGATTCGATGATGCCGACGATCCTCGACGAAGACGATGTGATCGTGAATCGCGCTGACAACGTGATCACCAAGCAAGACCGCATCTGGGCGCTCGGCTATGGCCAACTTGCCACGGTCAAGCGGGTGCGCCGGATGGCCAATGGCCTGTTCCTGTTAATGAGCGACAATCCGAACGTCTCGCCGATCGAGGCCGTGGAGGATGAATTGCATGTCGTTGGGCGGGTTGTCTGGATCGGGCGGCGGATGTGATTGCGCCGGCGTCGCTTCCTGCGATGTCGCTGGCTGTGGTCGGCATTGCATACCCCAACGCCGATGGCAGCAATCGCCGGTTCGAGATTGAGCTGCTCGCACCTGGTGAACCAGTAGACCTAGTACCCGAACCGACGAACAAGAAAGACCCGAGCGCAATTGCTGTTTTTGCACGCGATGGCGGGCAGTTGGGATATCTGACCGCTGAACGATGCGGCCGCATTGGTGGCCTGCTGCGCGATGGCGTGGATATTCGCACTGTGTTTCAGGTGCAGACGCCGTGGGGGTGCTGGATCCGCGCAACCTTCGATGGGACCGAACCTGTGGTAGACCTCAACGCGAAGGCGATGAAGCCACATGTGCCAGCGGGTGAGGGTGTGGACCCAGACAACGATTTTTATCCGGATCCGGAATGGGAGGAATGATGCGACGTCTTCAGTTTCGTTTGGGACTGCGTTCTTTCCTGAAAGCCTGCTGTGCCAGTTTGGCCTTGGCTTCATGCGGTGGCGGCACTTCTGATCCGAATGCGACCAACGCGACTGCGCCTAAGCTTCAGGGCGAGTTGGGCATGGATCGACAAGGTGCTCGCTTTCAGGCCTGCATGAAGCGTTTGGAGCACTACGAGCAGTTGGGCGTCTGGAAGCACGGGGGCGCAAAACCTGGTGTCGCGCGTGCGGCGTGGGATGCGCTGGCGGACGCGGAAAAAAGCGAAGTCTTCGATGTAGCGGGCTGCATCACAGCCGGCGGGCAAATTGGCGAGCGAATCGTGACGGTGACCGAAGAGGGCGGGGCTCCTGAGATCGAGACACGTCGGGTAGCAAATGACCGGGATTTTGCGGTGGAGGCTGGTTAGCTTTAGCTAACGCACACCATCCACGTTGCCCATAAACACACGATAGCTGTCGTCGGGGACCCTTTTCGATTTTTCCCATTGCGGGAAGGTTAGATGGCCTCGGTCCTTAAGCTCCTTCGCAGCAAGGTTGAGATCTGACCTTTTGACTGCACAGTCCGCAAGGACTCTTGGCCACAGATCCTTCCATCGCTGACCGTTTGACTGTTGAACAAGATGCAAAAGCATTTCCGATGCTCTGGATTTCTCCTGCTTTACAAACTTTAGATGAGACGCCTCAGCCATTTCATTCTGGGATTGAAAGAGACCGAGTTGCCCCTTTGCCTCCTCATTTGCTATTCGCATGCGGCCTTGAATATCAGATTGCGCGGATAATGCCTTCATCTGAGAGTTTCTAAAAACCTCGATCCCGGCAGAGCTATGCGTAGCGTAGACTAAGAAATAAAAGGTCCGGTCCTTGCCGGGGTACTGCACATCAACGTCTGCAATGTAATTGTAGCCGCCTATCCCGCGGACTGCATCTTTGAAACATTCCAGGAATGCAGCCTTTCTGCTAGCTGGTGTGGAAGAGGGATCGTCTAGATTTATCCGGCCTCTCCAATCCACTCCGTGGAACATGCGATCGAGTTTCGGCTCGACATGCTCATGACTTCGAAAGCGATTTGCAAAGTCGAACATGAAGTTGAAAACGACCTCGTTCCGCGGCTTACTCAAGAGCGGCGAGAGACGGACAAGATCGAAGAACCCTTTTGGATCGACCAAATTGAATGTAAATGCGCCGGCAGAAATCCTACTGCTGATGTTCTGTGCAACCTCCATAAAATTATTGTTGTAAGGGTGAATATCAGCACCCGGGAACAGGGAGCCGATCCCTGAAAGTTCGGCAAAGGAAGCCGGCAGCTTTTCTACAAGATGCGCCTCGACACCAACCTTGCGACCCTTTGATGCCCAGAAACTCTTGGCTTCGGTCAAAAGCCGTAGCGCGATTCCAAAGGACGTATCTGTGTACTTCTCGTCGCCGCTCTTCCAAGGGCCAGAAAAGCCATCGACATAGGCGATTTGGTCATATGCGCTTGCGATCTTGTGAAGCAATGCCCCGAGGTAGTCTTGAAGGAAGAGATGTTTGACGAAGGCTTGTTCACGGCCAACGTAAAGTGCTGGGTCTAGTGCCATGCACTATAATGTGACACAGGAAGGCATCTCGTCATAGGTTCTTCCACCGAGTTTTCTACCTGTTTGTTTCTTGTTCACTCCGCCCCACTGCTTGAAGAAGAATGCGGCATCGTCTCGTCGGCAGAGCCGCTCTATAGCCCATACCCACTCTTCCTTCATTTCGCGTGCGGCAGGGCCAGACTCTCCGCCCACAATTGCCCAGGCAATGCCGCGAAGATCGGCTTCGATGATCGGGCCAATCAATGGTTCGAACGAGATGAAGCGAATTGCCGCCGGTGTGTCCCGGAGATGGGAAATTCGGTCGAGAACCTCCGGGCCTTCCACACTGGTGCCAAGCCACACGTTCGGGAGAACAGGGAAGTCCGAACCCGAAAGCATAACCTTCATCCGATCGGGGCGCTTGGTAAGCAATTGGTAATCGTGCTGCGGCGTATCGCGCATCACGCTCCATACTTTCCGAACGAAATCGACCGGAACATCGACGTGAAAGAGGTCGGACATCGAGTTCACGAAGACCTTTCGTGGCTTTCGCCAACGTAGAGGTACCGACAGTGCTTTTTCGTCGCAGCGAACCTTACCAGTCCATTTTGCGCGGCCGCCCGATTTGCGGGTCAGCCCTTTGTATTTCTCCACGCCCATAGCGTCGAGCCGGGCCGCCATGCGCATGGCATAACAGTTCGTGCAACCAGATGAGGCGATGGAACAACCTGCAACTGGGTTCCACGTCGCATCAGTCCATTCGATCGGGGAATTTTCGGCCATGAGGCTCTCTCGTCGTTAGCGCTTTTGCTAACACTACACGCGCGACGTATAACTGAGAATCCAATTTCTCGGACTATTTCGCTTTTCCTCAAACCGCCACTTCCATCTCGATCCGCGTTTTCAGGCCGCCCGCGTCCATCGTGTGTTCGGCGCTGGCGATCAGCCATGCCGTTCCGTCGATCTCTGCCTTGAAGCCCAGGGCGGTCACTTTCACGCCGGGGGACAGGCGCGGGTCGCCATAGGACAGGCTGGCTGAAAGGGTGGCGGCGGCGCGTTTCAGGCGTTGGGCTTCGGCATCGGCGGCGGCTTTCGCGTCGGCTTCGGTGCCGTAGGCTTTCTTCAGCCGTTTGGGGTTGCTGCCGCCGGTCGAGTGCGTCTTGCGCTTGCCGTCGGCCTTGTCATGCCATTGTGCTTCGGCCCCGTCCTGCGCCTTTTCCCGCGCGGCGCGCCGCCAATCGGCGTTGCTGCAGCGCTGGCGGGTGAGGAGCAGGGTGGGGATTTGCGCGCCGGTGGGGGTGGTGGTGGCTCCTTTGGGCGCGAAGATCAGGCAGCCGGCCTTGGTGGTGGCGCTGGCATCGTGGCGGCGGGCAAGATCGCGCAGGAACTGCATGTCGCTCTTGTTGCCCTGTTCTGCCACCGGCACCGCCTTTGCCCCCAGATCGGGGTGGCAGCGCGGCTGCAGGGCGTGTTCGCCTGCGATGGTGCCGACGATATCGCCGATGGTGGTATCTTTCCACACACGGTTGCGGCGCTTCCTGAAATCTTCGGCCAGATCGGCAGACCGGGCGGTGAGGGTAATGCGATCGGGCGGGCCGCTCCAGCCTGCTTCGTCCACTTTGTATGTGCCTTTGAATACTAGCCCCGTGGCCACATCGCTGCCGCGCTCCCACCCCAGCCACAGGTGCAGGACTGCGCCTTCGGGAGGGATGGCAATGGCGCCTCGTGAATCTTCCAGCACGATCTCCAGCTGATCGGCCTCTTCGCCATCCTGTTCCGAAAGGCGCACCGAAACGAGCATGGGCGAAAGCCTCGCGGTCAGATCGCGCCCATCCAGCGTCAATCGCCACGCGGCCTTGGGCTGCACGTAAGCCGAGGAAGATGGAATGCTGGCCACTTATGCGGGTCTGCTGCCGATTACATCGGTCACGCGGTTGGCCTCGCTGCCACCGGCACCGGCCACGCGTGTCAGTTCGATGGTGAATTCGTTCACGCGGGCGCGGCCATCTTCCACCAGATTGCCTTTACGTTCATCGATCCGGTCAATCGTGAAGTGCCCCAGCACTTGCCCGCGGCCATCCATGAACGGATAGGCATCGCCGGTTTCGGCCATATCGGCCAGCGTTTCCATCGCGCTGAACCGGCCCAGCACTTCGGGCACCAACCGGCCGTTGATGGTGATGCGATCCGCGCCCGGCCCGGTGAACTGGCTGGCGGCAATCGCGCCAAAGCGTTCGGTGCGTTCATGCCGCCATTCGCGCGACCGGTCGAGAGCATCGAACAGCGCGGAATCGGTGGTGAAGGCGAACATGCCGATGGCGGCGAGTTGTTGTTGCATCAGTCGTCTCCAAAGCTGCGCAGGGCTTTGCCGCGCTGGGCCTGCTCGACCAGACGCGCCACGCGCTCTGCCAGAGCGTTGGCGTCTTCACCCGGTTGCTGGTGGACGTGGATCTCCACTTTCGAGACCGCCTGCTGGGTTGCCGCCGCCGCCGGACGCGCAGCCGCTGGAGACAGCGCCATTGCGCCTGCGCCCGCCACCGCGCCTGCCATGCGGCCCATTGCCCGCACCGGTTGCCCGCGCCCCTGATCGAGGCCGAGGCGCAGGCCAGCATTCATGTGATCGCCCATCTGCATCATCAGGCGCGACGGGCTTTTGATGCCCAGATAGTTCTTGAAGGCGGCGATGCCGGTCTTTGCCACCATGAGCAGCTTGTTTGCCAGCGCCAGCGGGTTGATCGCCAGCAGCAGGCCATCCATCATCGCCTTGCCAATCCCGGTCAGCCATCCCGGCAGGCCGCCCAGTGCGGTCTTGACCGCGGCAACGCCAGAATTGAACCATCCCTTGATCGTATCCCAGCCCGACGACACGAATGCCACGATTTCATCCCAGTGGGTGTAAATCTGATAAGCGGCATAGGCGACGATGGCGATCAACGGCAGCCACACGCCTGCGAACATAGCTACTGCCGCGCCGGAACCTGCCAGAAGAGGCGCAAGTGTTCCGATGGCTGTAGCCACCCCTGCGACAGCAGCGATTATTGGGCCAAAGGCGGCAGCGCCCGCCGCGATCAAGATGATCCACTTTCGCGTTTCAGGCCCAAGGCTGGAAAACGACTGGATCAGCGAGGTGAAGGTTTCCAGCGCGGGCAAGATTGCCGGAATCAAGTCACGCCCAACAACGACCATAAGGTCGCCCCAGGCATCGCTTGTTGCCCGCGCCTTGTTCGCAAAGCCCCCGCCAGTTCTCACCAGATCGCCTTGGGCCTTGCTCGTGTTCGCCATGATCAATCCAGCGCGAGCCATGATCTTTTGCTGTTCGGTCAGTTCCCCGTTGATAGGGCTAAGCCCCATCTTCATTGCCTGCGCTTTCACAGCTGCATCGGTCATGAAAACGCCGAATTTGCGTAGAGGTTCACTCTCGCCCGAAAGTCCTGACATCAGGCTTTGCAACGCATCCCCCGGATCAACATTGTAAAAGCTGGAAAGGTCTTGGGCTAGGACAGCGAATTGCTTGCTCATTCCCGCCGCTTTTTTAGGATCGGCCAGATTGAAAAAGGTGCCGAAGCTGTTCGCGCCTGCCATCAGTGCCCGGCCAGATCGCTGGAGATGCTTGCCCGTGCTGTTGGCCCAAGTCTCCATCTCCGCGCCCTTGTCGCCGAACGTGACGTAGAACGCGCTTTTCAGTTCTTCGGCATCCGATGCAGCTTTCACTGCAGCAACGCCAAATGCGACGAGGGGGGCCGTGACAGTTGCGGTTGCGACGGTTCCAACCTTTCCTGCAGTCGCCGCTATGCCTGAAAATCGCTTCTGGATGTTCGCCACGTTTTCCAGCTTGCGCTTCTGTGCGTCGATTTTCCCGTTTGTGTCCGCAATTGCGCGACCCAAAGCCTGTTCCGCAAGTACAAGGCCAGAGTTGGTCGATCCGCCTTTGAGCAGATCCTGCACGCGCTTCAGCTCTTTCTGGTTTTCCTTCACTTCTGCCCGCATTGTGCGCAGGGACTGGGTGCTGGCCTTGCTGGCGCCGACGATGTTCTTCAGCCCGCCCGAAAGCTTGTCGATCCCGGTGAATTGCACCAGCAGGTTGAGCTTGTTGCTGGACATCGTTGGGTTCCCTCTTGATTCAGGCGGGCTTTAGGAAGGCGCAGTGCGGGCGCTGGATTCGGGCGATGGCGCGGGCTTGCCAGTAGATGAGTTCCTGCACGTCCATTGCTGCCAGATCAGCCAGCGGCCAGTGGAACACGGCGGCGATATCCGCGATGACTTCGCCTAGTTCGCCCCAGTCTGTGCTTGGCCAGTCGGTTCCCGGCCAAAGTGCTTGTCGATTGCCGCTTTCATCTCGGCGCTCATAAAAAAACCTTTCACGGCTCCGGCCAGCTCGATCAGGTCTTCGCTCTCCATGTCCTCGATCTCTGCCGCGATCAGCGTGGGTTCGGTGATGCGGGGCAGCAGGACGAGCAGCGCGTTCACATCGGTCTGGTACAAGTCCTCAATCTTCAGGCCGCGCAGTGCGCCAGCCTTTGGTTTGCGCAGGGTGAGTTCGGTGACGTCACCGCCCTTGCGCTTGATCGGGTGGGCGAGGCGAACCTTGATGGTCTGGGGGTTGATGGCGGGGCCTTCGACAGGCTCAGGCTGAGCGGGATTGGTGGGCGGCAATGGCGATGCGCCGGGGTTGGTATCGGACATGTGCGGGGGCCTTTGTGGTTTCAGGATCGCGGGGTTTGGTCCTCCGACCGGTGGCCCCCGCTGAACCACCGGCCGGAAGCTGGTCAGGCTCCGATGGCGGCGCGGATTTCTGCGCGGCGATCGATGCCGAAGACGACGAAGGTGCCGCCGATCATGTCGATCTCGATCCAGTCTTCGCCATCGACAGTGAGCTTGTAGTAGCTGCACATCGTCTTGAAGGTTTGTTCGGTATCGTCACCCACTTTGGCGGTGCCCATGTCGATTTCGCTGGTGCGACCGCGCGTGACGATTTCGCACGAAACGACAGCGCCGCTGGAATCATCCTGATAGGCACCGGCAAAACGGTTAAGCGTGTTGTCCAGGCTGATCGCGCCGAACTGGCGGAACAGTTCGCGCACTAAGCCACCGGCCTTGAATTCCAGCTCGATCTTTTCGAGGCCGAAATCCACGGGCACCGGCCCGGCCATGCCACCGGCGCGATAGTCTTCCAGCTTCAACGTAAGCTTGGGCAGGGTCGCCTCGGTGATCAGGCCTTTGAAGCTGGTGCCGTCTTCGAAAAAGTTCATGTCCTTGAGCTTGGAGGGGAACCCCATCGCGTGTCTCCTTCAGAAGTGCGGGTTAAGCAGCGGCAAGCTGCGCGGAGAGATCCGCGTAATACTTGTCGGTAATCCGCTGGTTCAACTCGAGGCCTTCGAGCGGAGCCGCGGGGGTGAATTCGTAATCGATCACCAGTTTGCCTGCGGCGAGGTCTGCCTGATCGTTCAGCGCGGGATCGAACCAGGCGCGGCCACCGATCAGGCGCTGCTGTACCACCAGCGCGCGGATGCGGGCGTTCACGGTTTCGATCACGTCTTTCACCAGATAAGCGGTCAGCGGCTTGTCAGCGGCCCACATCAGGCCTGCGGCAATTTCGTCCTGCAGGATCTGCGAAGTGCGGGTGGCGGCTTCGAACGCGAAGAGCGGTTCGCTGCTGGTGGTGCGGTTGCCCCAGTAGATGAACCCGCCCGCCGGGCTGCGGACCAGCGCGGTGATTTGGGCATCGTTCAGGGCCGAAACATCGGTGCTTTCATCCTGAATATCGAAGAACAGGCTTTGCGAAACGCCGGTCACGCCGCCCACGGCCACGTTTGACAGCGTCTTGTGCCAGCCCTGCTGTTCATCGATCTGCGCACGCAGCCCCAGCGCGCGCGCCACGGCATCGCCTGCGAAATCCCCGGACCAGTTGGGCCAGAGCAGCATCAGTTCGCGCGCGCTAAACGTTGCGCGATAGGTGACCGCTTCGGCCACGGTATCGCCCACGGCAGCGGCATAGACCATCGCGCGCAGCTTTTCCGCCACGGTGACCAGCGCCACTGTTACGTCTTCGGTATCCAGCCCCGGCGCGCCGATCACGCGGGGGCGGTATCCCGTGGCGCTTTCCGCCGCCAGCAGGGCATAGACGCCGGTGTAATCCCCGGCGCTGCCGATCACGGCGGCGTCCTGATCTTCCGCATCCACGGCCACGCGCACCACGATCGCGATGGGGCTGGACTGATCGTAGATCGCTTCGAGCGACGGCTTCAGCGTGCCGCCGGTTCCGGCAATGGCAATGGCGGCGCGCACATCGGTGACCAGCACCGGGGTATTGAGCGGGAAGGCGAGGTTGAGCGCATCGGCGGGCGCGCCAGCGGCAGCGGTGGCGGTGCAGACCAAGCCGATTACGGCACTGGCCAGCGCGGTGATGTTGCGCGTGCCGGTGGTCAGCACATTGGTTTTGATACCGTGCATGAATTAGCTCCTTCTGGAAATCGGAATCGACAAGCGGGTGAGGGCGTTGGCGGTGGAATCGGTGCGGGTGCCTTCGATGGTCACCACAGCTTGCCCGGCGGCGAATTCACCCTCGATCCGCACCGCGTTCAGTTCGATGCGCGGTTCCCACCGGGCCAGCGCAATGGCGATGGCCATTGAACACAGCAGGGCGGTGGCCGGGCCAAGCGGACGGTCGATCAGATCGAACAGCAGGCACCCATAATCACGGCGCATCACCCGGCTGCCCAGCGGCGTGGTGATGATATCGGAGATGGACTGGGCAAGGTGATCATCGCCCGAAAGCGCCGTGCCCGTGGTGCGGGACATGCCGGTTAATCCTGTCATGCCGGTGGCCCGCTTTGTGCGCTGCCTGCTGCAACGCCAGTGTGGCGGTGATCTTTCAGGCTCTTGCCGCCGCCGATCACATCTTCACTGGCGGTGATCGTCTCGCTGACGTCAAGCGCCCCAGTGACTTTGACGTCACCCTGCAAATCGATCCCGCCATCGCTGACCAGCACGGTGGTGGCGCCGGATGGCAATTGCAGCAGCAGTTCGTGCGCGTCGGGATCGTAGGAGAGGCTGGCGCCGTCCTTGAACCTTAGCAGCGCAACGGGTTCATCGATTGGCGGGGGGAAGGCGGTGCAGTGCAGCCCGCCGACGAAAACCGCTGCGCCCAGTTCTCCACCGGGGCAAAGCAACAGGCCTTGTTCGCCAACGCTGGGCGGGGACCAGAAGCGGGTTTCTCCCATGCGGGGGTGCAGCCAGCGGATGGGCGGGCTTTCCGCATCATCACCACCATCTGCCGCATCATCCAGCGTGACGGTGCAAGTGCCCGCTGCCAGATCGACAGACGCAACCACGACCACCCGGATCAGGGCATCGGCATCGGTGGGGGTATCTTCTGGCGTTCTTGGCATGAGGGCGACCATGCCGAGCGGTTGGCGCGCTGCCATCCCCGCTGCGTTGTAAGCGCTGCCTGCACAACGCGCGCGGGGTGTCAGGATGGGTGGGGACCGGCAAACAAACCGGCATGGTCAGTTCCATTGCCACCAGCCCCGCCATCGATCTTTCCGGCCTGCCCGCGCCGGAGGTGATCGCGCAGCCCACGTTTGAAACGCGGCTTGCCGGAAAGCTGGCCAGCCTGATTGCTGCTGCGCCGGAATATACCGCGCTGCTGGAATCCGATCCGGCGATGAAGCTGCTGGAAGCTGACAGTTACGATGAAACCGTGCTGGCGCAGGCCTTTTCCGATGCCGCGCGTGGAATGCTGATCGCCTTTGCCACCGGGCCACGCCTCGATCATCTGGCCGCGATGTTCGGGGTGGAACGTCTCACTGAAGAAACCGACACCGCCCTGCGCCAGCGCTTGCAACTCGCGCCGCATTCGTTCTCGGTCGCCGGGCCGGAACTGGCCTATGTCTTTCACGCCCGATCTGCCCATCCCGATGTGGCCGATGCCACCGCCATCAGCCCCACGCCGGGGCAAGTGGTGGTGACGGTGCTTTCGGCCAGCGGGAACGGCGTGCCTGCCAGTGCCGTGCTGGATGCGGTGCGCGCTGTGGTGGCGGGGCCGGTGCGTCCGTTGACCGATGAAGTGATCGTTCAGGCCGCCACGCTAGTGCCCTTTGGCATTACCGCGCGGCTTTGGGTCTTTGCCGGGCCGGATCAGGGCCTGATCCTGCAAACCGCGCTGGACAGCCTGAACGCGCACATCGCCGCTTCGCGTAAACTTGGCCGTGACGTCACCCGGTCTTCAATCATCGCCGCGCTGCACGTGGGCAATGTGCAGCGGGTGGAACTGGACGCGCCCGCCACCGATATCGCCATCAGCGCGGCCCAGATCGCGTCCGTCACTGAAATTGACGTCACCGTGGCGGGCACGGTCCTGTGACGTCACTCCTGCCCCCCAATGCCACCAGCGGCGAACGCGCGCTGGAATTGGCGATGCGCAGCGGCATCGATCTGTCTGCCGTGGGCGATTTGTGGAACCCGGCCACGTGCCCCGCCGATGTGCTGCCGTTCCTTGCCTGGGGATTGGCGATCAGCCAGTGGGATGCGGAATGGACCGAGGCGGAAAAGCGCGCCGCCGTGGCCGATGCCATTCCGTTTCACCAACGCAAGGGCACCCGCGCGGCGGTGGAGGAAGTGCTGGCCCGGTTCCACCCGCTGCTGACCATCGTGGAATGGTGGCAGGCCAACCCGCGCCGCGAACCCCACACGTTTGAAGTGCGCGCACCCGCTGGCCCTGATGGCATCGATGCCAGCTTCCTGACCAACGCAGTGGCCGAA